GCGCCACCAAGCTTCTTTGCGCCACCAAGCTTCTTTTCACCACCAAGCTTCTTTTCACCACCAAGATTTACATGTATCGATGAAGATACAGTAATTATTAGAAAAATTGAAGATGCTTACGAATTTATCCCAATGAAAGATATTAAAATTGGAGACACAATAGTAGGTGCCTCATGGGATGAACTAACATCCGAAATGGAACAAGATCCATTTACATGGTCATCTGAATCAATGACAAATGCAAAAATAGTAGAAACTGAAGTTACAAATATTATCCCTTCTGTTAAAGACATTACTATGTACTTTAATAACGATATAAACAAACGATTCTCACTAGAGCACACAGTTCTGGTTAAAAGAGAAGACAAGTATATGTTTATAACAACAGGAACTGTTGAGCTGGGGGACACTATTATCGAGACTGGTCCAGACTGGTCACTTATCGAAACATCAGTATTGTCTCTAGACACAGTAGATGAACAAAGAAATGTTTATCAGATAGATGCTTCCCCGACAGACATCCTGATTGCGGGAGGAATAGTAGTACACAACCTTAAGATGTTCTAGTGTCGATATATCATCTACACATACCTCGAACTTCTGGAGTGTACATTAGAAATAATATAGTCCCAGACCTTATTTCTAAAGATATTCCGCACTTTGCATCAAATAGAACCCTGATTGATGTAGATCATATTGCCAAAAGCAAGTTTGTAATAGGACACTTTGGGAGAATGCCATTGAAATATATGGACTCTCCCAAAGTATTCTGTTTACTCAGAGATCCAGTAGAAAGATATATAAGTTATTTTAGGTATACCACTGGTTACATATCTTCAGAAAAAGCCGCAAAAGAAAATCTTGAAAACTGGCTATATGGCCCCCAGTCAATTGTTCAATCCAACCTTCAGTCAAAATTTCTAACTGGGTCAACAAATGTTAAAGAGTTCAATAAGCATATAGGAAACTTTGATGCCTACATTAATAACATTTGGCACCTAGAAAACTGCTCTTTAGATATGGATTATATTAAAGAAATAATTAAAGATATGAATATCTACACTATGGAAAACCATGAAAATTTTAAAAATGATTTTAATAAAGAAATCGGGGAACAGCTTGGCCTCAAGGTATTTAAATATAAAGACAAGGCAAACGAGTCCCCAGAAATAAAAGTTAAAATAGATAAATCTCACATAGAGAGAATTAAAGAAATTAATCAATTAGACTATGAGGTATACGATTATGTCAAATCAAATGAAAAAAGATAGCAAGTGGTCGTTTTTTAAAACCTCAACATTTAAAATTGATGATATAAAAAAAGAAGTTTTATCGTATAAAGAAGAATGGCTTCAAGATGAGTCAAGGCAAAACACTTACCTTACTCACAAAGATACTGAGACCATAACCATAATCGACTCAGACTATAATTGGATTGCTGGTCAACCTTTAAATAAAAGTGTTAAAAACAACTTTAGTTCCAATGAAGCAAATAATCAAATTAAAGATATTTATATGCAAATAGCCAATGCCTACGATGGAGAGATTGTTAGGTGTGAAATTGTAAAGCTAAAGGCGGGAGCAAAAATAAGAAAGCATGTTGATGGCGGAACCATGTTGCACTACTCAAGAAGGATACATATACCAGTGATAACTAATCCAGAAGTGTATTTTACTGTTAATAATGAAAAAATTAATATGATAGAATCACAAGGATACGAAATAAATAATACTTTACCACACTCTGTGGAAAATAATAGTCCCCTAGATAGAGTGCATATAATTATTGACATAATGCCAAACAATATGCTAAACTATATTAAGACAGGAGAATAAAATGCAAAATTGGTCATCAAAAGAAGAGCTTTTCCCAGGAGTCTGGGTATACAGAAACGTGTCTGGATTAGACATGAATTTGATTCAGAGACTAGAGGATCTAGTTAAAGAAAGTGACGGTAGGCTTGATTGGCAAGAAGCTATGGTTGGATATATGGAAAAGAAACCAGACTATAGAGATTGTCAAGATATTAAGGTTGGGCCTGTAGAAAATCCAGCAAACCTAGTACAAGAAAAATTTAATCAAATCTGGAAAGATTCAAAAGATGCTCATTCTCCAGCAGTTCAAGACTATTTAGCAAAATACAGCATTAGAATGGATTACTGGGAAGTTATGAATTTTATTTCATATGGACCAAATCAGCATTTTCAAGAACACGCAGATCACGGATTTTCCTATAGCGCAACAGTATCTTTAGTTGCTTATCCTAATGAAGATTACGAAGGGGGAGAGCTTACTTTCCCAAAACTTAACTTAAAGATAAAGCCAAAAGCTGGAGACCTATATATATTCCCATCTACCTATTTGTTTTCACATAGAGCGGAAAAAGTTTCTTCTGGAAAAAAATATTCAATAGTAACCATGCTTGATTATAATGACAACTCACATAATGATGAGTATATGCAATTAGTTCAGAGAAGAAACAATGCACAATTTCCTAGCCTATAGCACCAACACAGATCTTGGACAGGTATCTCCACTAACAATCACTCGTGATTGGATGGATGAAACTTGGGAAGCCCACGCATATCATTGTTTTCCAGTAACTCTAGCAAATGGATTAGGATGGGGAATATCATTTCCAGAAGACATATCTTTTATATGGGATGGGATATCTGATTCAACGCCAGATCACGTTAAAATATTAAAGGGCGAAAAGTATGCTTATTCAGGAAGAGCAAATGCAACAATTAGTTTTAAGACAGGATTAATGTTTAAAACAGAAAATGAAGTTAGTTTGCTATCAATGCCAGCACCAAACCATTTTATTGCTGGAGCCCAAGCTTTTACTACTTTAATAAGTAGCTCTTTTTTTAAAGGAGACCTCCCTTGTGCCTGGAGAATAACCCAGCCAAATGTTGAAATAACAATCAAAGCTGGAACTCCAGTAATTGCTATTTTGCCAGTAGATCTAGCGCAACTACAAAACTCTGAGTTACAGATTGAAGATCTTTCAAAACTTCCAGCATCCTCATTCAATGCTAGTGAATATTCTGAAATTGTTTATGGCATAAACAGAGAAGGAAAATGGACTGACTTCTATAGAAACGCAAAAGATCATCTTGGTAATACCATAGGTGAGCACCAGGTAAAAACAATTAAGCTAAAAGGACAGTCCCATCAATAAAACCAAATATGGTAGAATACAATTAAGGAGATCAACATGCAAATAACTAATAAGGATTTTAGAGACCACAGACCAGTATCAATAACGCCATCTGGATTTTTTGGCGACTCATCAGACAATATTGTTGAGTTAGAGAATTTTCTTTCGGTAGAAGAAAGAGAGCGCCTTATGAACTTTGCACTAAACAATAAAATTTGGGATATTACAGAAAGCCACTCAGATGAAGACGGTCTAGTCCTATATGATGCCGATGTATGGAAAGATCGAGTATGTACCTATAATTCATTAATGGCTTCAGACCCAACAATACTTGATTTGATTAATAGCATGATTGCCAGATTAAAAATTGAAGTAGATAAATTTTTTGATGTAGATGTTAAAGAGACAGGCCCAGCAATTGTAAAGTGGCCAATTGGAGCAAGACAAGAGCCACATGCAGATAAGGAATTTCACACTGGCCTAGAGCAAGGAAGACCAAATGATTTCCCACACTATGATATAGCTGGCCTATTTTATTTTAACGACGACTACGAAGGCGGAGAACTTTATTTCCCACAACATGGAATAGAGTTTAAGCCTAAAGCTGGAGCAGCATATTTTTTCCCAGGTGATAGACTTTATACACATGGAGTAAGACCAGTTAAGTCTGGAAATAGATTTACTTCGCCATTTTTTTGGACGATTATGAAGCATACAGGAGAAAGACAGCCATGACACTAGAACACACAGAAATTTATCCAAACGTATACGTATATAGAAATGTATTAAAAGATCCTGCAAGAATGTATGAAATCATGAAAGAGTCCGATCTAGATGCAGACGGCAGATATGTTTTAGGCAAGTGGGACCCTTGGGCTCATTTTGGAACATATACACAGGTTAAAGATTCCTCACAGTTTGATCCAGAGCTATCTCAGGATGAAAGATTTATTAGAGAAAAAGAATTTACAGAAGAAGTTCAAAAAGCATATGATCAGGTTATAATGGATTACGTTGAAAAAACTGGAATATCTTTGCCAGAGTCATGGAGATTTAGCGGCTGCTCATACTCAAAGTATTTTGATCAGATTGATGTTATGTCAAATAAAATGACAATGCAATACCATACAGACCATATAACTTCACAAAAAGATATGCCTGGAGATAAATTTTTTATAACATGCACAATGTACATTAATGATGACTACGAAGGCGGAGACATAGAGTTTTATGT